CGAAGGAAACAGCAGATATTCAAATTATTAAAAATGCAACGCAGCTTTATATGATTGTTAAGGATGTAATAATAAAGAAGTGCTTATTTACTATATGTTTTGTGTGTAGTATTTTGATTTCGTCAAAAATCGTCAAAAAATTAATTAAAAATATTAGCAACTGCATTTGATGCTGCTGCTTTCATTTCATCGTTATAATGGACATAGGTTTTCATTACCATTTGCGGTGTATCACCAAGTAGTGATGATACAGTTTTAACATCTAAGCCATTTGCTAATAGCTTTGTAGCATAGGTATGTCTAAGGTTATGTGCAGATAAATTATCTCCAAAGCGTTTTAAATATGTGTTGATTTGCCATTTAACACCATTCTTTTTATATGGGTTCAAAACTAAACCATATTCAAATTCTAATTCATGTGATTTGTACTCTATAAGTATATTCTCCAGTATAGGCGGAATTGGCAAAATTCGCATCGAATTGGCGGTTTTAGTTTTCTCAAAGGTGATAACACCTTTTCTGAAAGAAAGTTGCTTGTTGATGTGAATTTGGCGATTTTCTAGGGATATATCATTCCAAGTTAGTCCGTACACCTCACTAAACCTCATGCCAGTATATCGTGCTATTTGTAAAAAGTAATATGCTTGTGGATATTTTTCCCTCATGTACTTGGCGAATTGGTTTAAATCATCATCAGAGATTGTATGGATCATACTCTTTCGTTCGATACGTGGTAACCTAACACCATCACATGGGTTATCACTAATTATCTTGTATGGGTTGATAGCTATATAGAATATCCTTTCCACTACCTTATAATACGAATTAATGGTAGCAGGTGAGTTAGCCATTTTATTTACCACATTTTGAATATGTAGCGGTTTAACATCTGATAACTTCATATCATGGATAGATTTGAAAGCACACACGGCATGACGATACATAACTAATGTATTGTGCGTAACGTGTGCCTTTTTTATTTCAAGGAACATATCCGCAAATTCCCTAAAAGTTAATTCTTTCAGGGTTACATCTTTGGTTAAGAGAGCGGTTTTATCTAATTCCTTTACTATAACGTGTCCATATTCCTTAGCCTCACGTTTAGTTTTAAAGCCTTGCTTAGACTTCTGTTTCCATTTATAGCCGTCTTTGTATGCAACAATGATTTGAAATCCTTTGTCTTTTTTTCTTATGGTGAAGTTATATTGCATAATGTACCTCACAATATATGCGTGTAGAAGTTGATACCCTCAAACTCTATTTCCCTTGCGTGTGCCATGCGTTCTAATAAATCAATATTAGCGTGGCTGAACATATCATCATTTAATATATGACCTATCTCATGCAGTATTCCTTTGCGTTGTACGTCAATAGGTTTATCACTATTAACTAGAATGGTGTAAGTACCATCATCGTTTAGTTTTAATATTGCATTTTGAGTAGGTCTTAATTTAGTGTAAATCAAAACTATATTCATAATACTTAACCCCCTTATGTGAGTATTGTATCTCATGAAATGGGAATGAAATTACACATGTTATATGTTAGTGTATTCTATAAAACCAAGGCTTGTATTTCTTTGATAATAAATCATAAGCGTATTTACTTGCTAAATTCCCATGATATTTGGTTTTAAGATGCATAAATAAAACTAACTGAGGGTCAAAAGGATAAATATCAGCAACCATTTCTAATTTCTTTAACTCTAAATCGCTTATTTCGTGATTTTTAAGTACTTCTGTATAAAGCAAACGACCACCATTTATATCTATTTCTTTCATAATAAAATCGCAAATTGTAATATCGTTATCAAATAGGCTCATAGCATAAATATATGTAGCCATATATTCATCTGGGGTTTCATTTCGCATTTTTGTTGTTTCACATTCGGAATGCCAAATAGAACTAAATTTCTTAAATCCAATCTGGTCATGAAAGCTCGTTGAGTTAGTCAAAATATAAAATATGATGATGATAACTATTAACAATATAATAAGCGAAAGGATAAACATATTACTTGCCCTCACGTTTCTTTAACATTTCGATAGTGTTTATTACAAAATCTATATCATCCTTAGACATATCTTTGCTGGCATCAAATAGCATTCTAAGGTTTGGGTTATCCTTAATTGCTTGTGCGTATTCAGAAACATCAGGATCTTCATAGTAAGGAAAATCAAACTCATCTTTTCCATATAGTGTATCTATATTTACGTTAAAATAATCCGCTATTGCCTCTAATATTTCAAAACTTGGTTTTCTTCTACCTTGCTCATACATACCAACAAGGCTTGGTGATACATCTATATAAGTAGCCAGTTCTTTTTGGGAAATGCCACGGCTTTTTCTAAGTTCTGTTAATCTGTTAGCAAATGTCATTTTACACACCGCCTTATATAATATATACTTCTATACTTTGATTATCACACAAAGTGAGTAAAATTTCAATAAAAACTACACTTTAAGTGTTGACAAGTTTTTAGTTATGTACTACACTATGAGTGTAGCAAGAAATGAGGTGATTAAATATTGAATACAAAAAACATTGCTACTAGATTGATAGAGTTAAGGAACTCTAAAAATTTAACTCAAAAAGAGTTAGCATTAAAAGTTGGTGTAGCACCTACATCTATAGCTATGTATGAGGTTGGTAAACGTATTCCAAGAGATGAAGTAAAAATTAGATTAGCTAAGGTGTTTGGTAAATCTGTACAGTCAATTTTTTTTGCGAAGTAGCTACACTTAAAGTGTAGGGAGGGACAAAATGCTAGTACAAAATCAAAAAGATTTAAGGGTAGCAAATCGAATGTACGGACGAAAACTACCTACATTTGGTTATGCAGGCAGAAACGATGAGTACGCACAATACTGGCGAAAACTCATTAAGGCTAAATGGCCTGAACGCCATCAATCAAGATGGAATAAAAAAGTAATCCTATCTTGGGTGAAGCTAGCCAGAACTGCTGACCGCCACGCAAGGAACGAAATGAAATGGAAAGCCTAGTATATACAGCTAGCCAAGTAGCAGAGCTATTTCAAATTTCAATAACTGCAGTATATGACCTAAGAAATAAAGGCAAGCTAAAACAACTACCGAATGTAAGCGGTGTGAGGTTTAGTAAAAAAGAGGTCGAAGCACTAGCAGGAATTGAAAGTGAATACTCGGCTATTGGTTACAGAAAGTTGAAAAACGAGGTAGAACGATTAGAAAAAGAAAACAAAAGGTTAAAGAGTGAAATAAAAAAAATCACCAGCCAAATGCTAGTGATTGTAGGAGATGATTTAAATGATTAAGTTATGTTACGCACTACGAACAATAACAGGGTTACTTGCTATTGGTGCGGTAGGAAGTATAGAACTAGACCAAATAGGCTTATGGACTGGGTTTCTACAAATGATGTTAGGTATAACCACATGGCTATTAACTAGCTATTGGCTAGATGAATGTAAGATTTATGAAAATAAAAAAAGTCCGCTAGTGAAAAGTGTAGAAGAAGTTTAGCGGACTTGGTAGAGAGTATGTGAAATATCTCTACTTGTATTTTAACACAAGGAGAAATAAATGGAAATAAATTTAACACCTATTGTTAGTCAAAATCAACAAGTGTTCAAGTGGAATAAAGATGAAATCAAAACTTACTTTGAGGCACAGTTAGAAAAATACAAAGGACTTATAGTAACAGAAGAAAACTATAAGGACATGGTAAGTGCTAAGAATGAAATCGTTAAGTACAGAACAACACTTGATAAATTCTGTAAAGAGAAAAAACGAGAACTCAAAAGACCGATTGAGTTGTTTGAAGAAGAAGTAAATGAAGTATTGAAAGTTGTTTACGATGCAGAAAAGCCACTTGCAGAACAAATCAAATACTTTGATGAAAAAGAGGCCCAAGCTAAAACAGATGCTATCAATAAGTTTATCGAAAAAATGGTTGAAAAATATGGCGTGCGTGAAGAATACGCAAATCAACTTCAACACGATAAACGCTGGTTAAATAAAACTGCAAAGATGAAAGACATTGAAATCTCTATTGAGGGAATGATGATTGAGATTTCAAAAAGACAACAATCGGATGATGATTACAAACAAATCTTAGCAGAGAAAAAAGGCATGATTGAGTTTGTTGTAGATACTTGCAACCAACAATACGAATTAGCAACACCAATTACATTTGATGAATGTTGGGATGTTGTAAAAGATATGCCACTAGATCAAGCAAGAGAATTGATTAATGCAAAATTCGCTGAACGCAACGAAATGGAAGAGGCTGCACGAGCAAGCATCATAAATGAAACAGTTGAAAAAATCGAAGCTGTAGAAACTAAAACTGGTATCACAGTAACTGTTTATGACTTAACGGAAGATGATGCAAAAGATTTAACTGATTTCTTAGAAATGCGTGGTTACAAGTACAAAGAGGTATAGATGGATAGTAGATATAATGCGGTAAAAACTGTACCGCAATCAGCGTTAAAGTTAATTGAATTTGGGAAACTTAAAGGAAAATATGATATTTCCCCTCAATGGCGATGGGAAATATTAACCGAAACATATGGTATGTGCGGCATTGGTTGGAAATTTGAGGTTGTTAGTAGTCAACAAGTACCAGTTGAAGAAACAAAAGAAACCATGTTGTATGTGTTGGTAAATCTATATATCAAAGATGGGGATACATGGAGTGAGCCAATTCCTGGTTATGGTGGTGATTTCTTAATCTACAAAGATAAAAATGGTTTCCACGGAAATGACGAGGCATTCAAGATGGCGGTTACAGATGCATTAGGTACTGCAGCAAAAATGATTGGTGTAGGTGCTGATGTATACCGAGGTTTACAAGACACAAAAATCAATGCAGCGGCAGAAAAAGAAAAGAAAGAAAAAGAATTTGACCCTCACAATGCATACGCAATCATATTGAAGATGGCAAATGAACATGGGTTAACCGAAGAGCAAGTAGCGCACCAACTAACAGAAATGTTTGGTGTTGGTGTGATTGATAACATTACAAGAAATCAAATGTCAAAACTCTATGACTGGGTAAAAGGTTATGAAGTGGACAACAAGTAATATTGAAACACTCCGTAGTCCGTTAGGTGTAATGGTAGTAATACCAGCACCACATGACAATGATCTAGCGAAATTAGATAAAGAAAAAGAATATGTGATTGAGATTAAAAAGAAATCAAAATCACGTAGTATGAACGCTAATGCATACTGCTGGGTTCTATGTCAGAAGATAGCGGAAGAATTAAGTAAGACAGGGTACACATCAAAAGAGGATGTATACCGCAAAGCAATTAAAGATTGTAGCCACTTTAGTTATGTACCTGTTCGTGAAGATGCCATAGAGAGATACATTCAAATATGGCAAGGACACGGACTAGGCTGGTTAGCGGAAGATGCTGGCGAATGCCAAAGTCTAAAAGGGTATCACAACATCATGTGTTATCACGGCTCATCGGTATATACAACTGCAGAAATGGCAAGGCTTATTGATTGTCTAACAGATGAATGTGAACAACTAGGAATTAAATTAGAACCTAGTGAGTACATTCAATCACTCATAGAGGGGTGGGAGAGTGAACAAACGAAAACGTGAAGATGAAAAACTACTAAAACAAAATAGACCTAAAGTGCTTGAACGTGATAACTACTCATGCGTACTGTGTGGCGGTCATGAGGGTATATCTATACATCACATTGTATTCCGTTCACAGTTAGGCAAAAGCACGATGGATAACTTAGCTTGCTTGTGTGTTCATTGCCACATACCAATAGCACATGGGGTGTTCGCTAAAGAGGTTAGAAAGCGATTACAAGAAATCGTTAAGGAAAGGAATATTGAGTATGAAGAAAATTAACGTAGTTGAACTTTATGTATATAAACGAATTGAAAAGCTAGAAAAAGAAAATGGTGCATATGGCATCAATACCAAAGTAATCGAAGAATTGAAAGATGTACTAGATGTAATTCATCAAACACACTTTAAACCTAAGGAAAGCGTTGCGGTAGAAGAATACAAAGAAACCGCTTGTGATCATGTTTATGGTAGATAGTGCCTATGAGCGATAACAAAAAATATTACTATCTTAGATTAAAAGATAATTTCTTTGATAGTGATGAGTTGAAGATATTAGAAAGCATGAAAGACGGATACTTGTACAGTAATATTCTTTTGAAACTCTACTTACGAAGTCTAAAGAGTGATGGAAAGTTAGTTGTTAATGATCGCATTCCTTACAACGCTGAAATGCTGGCAAGTGTTACAGGGCATCAAGTAGGCACTATCAAACAAGCATTATCTATGTTTAAAGAACTAGGACTTATAGAAATACTAGAAAATGGTGCTATCTATATGTTGGATATTCAGAATTTCATAGGTAAAGGTAGTACAGAAGCCGATAGGCAAAGGCTTTATGACCGAAGAATATCAGATGAAAGAAAACAAAAGAAACTAACTCAATCAAGAAATCTTGAAGAAATCTTGGAGAAATCTACACCAGAGATAGAGATAGAGTTAGAGAAAGAGATAAAGATAGAGAAAGAGATAGATAGTAGTGCAAAAAGCACTACAACAAAACGCAAGCGTTTTGAAAAACCTACTCTATCTGAAATCAAACAGTACTGCATTGAACGTAATAACAATGTAAACGCTGAACATTTCTTTGACTACTACGAAAGCAATGGATGGAAAGTAGGAAAGAACTCCATGAAAGATTGGAAAGCAGCAGTCAGAACATGGGAACGTAGCGAATACAGAAATGTAAAAGTGAGCAAGAAACAACAAGCCATTGATGTTGTTAATGATTTAATGCAAGAGTTTGGGGGTGCAAATGAACAATCAGCAACAGATAGTGAAAGCACTATCGATGTTACAGCTAGCGTACAGTACTGATATGCCAAAGGAACGCATGAAATTATATGTTTATAAGCTATCAGATATTAACCCAGTTACGTTAGAACAAGCGGTGAATAATTTAATTGATAGATGTAAATTCTTACCAACGATTGCAGAAATCAGAGAGGAATGTTCCGCATTAAGTGCCTTTGTAAATGCACATGAGGAACTACCGACTGCACAAGATGCATGGGAAAGGGTGTATCAAGTAGCTAGATCATATGGCTATGAAAAAGGTTTAGAAAAGTTAGAGGGTTTAACAAAACAATGTGCCAAAGCAATTTGGAAGTCGTTTGACCCTCAAAATGGCGATAACTTCAACGAAACATCATGCAGGGCGCAGTTTGTTAAAAACTACGAAGTGCAGGAAATAAGAGAGCGTGAGCGATTGAGATTGTCTAATTCGATTAAAGATAATCACTTGTTATCAAAGGCAAGAGAAAAAGCAGAACGTGAACGAGCGTTACTAAATGCAGGTCAAAAGCAAATAGAAATGACTACTACAGGAAACTTGGTAGAGGTGGCAAAAGAACCAGTAGATGTAACAGAAATAATCAAAAAAAGCAAAATATCTGACAAAGGGAAAGCGTTATTAAAACAGGCAATAGGGGGTTAAACGTGAGGGAAAGAGTGAAAGAGTTTGATGTAAGCGTGAATGTATCGTTCAATGTTAGCTTTCAAGTGCTGGCTAACAACGAGGCACAAGCAAGAACCAAGATTGATAACCTACTTGAAATCGTGCGGAATGAGGCAACAATCGATTGCCACATTCACAAAGATTATGATGTGTTTGTTGATGAAGTCGAAGCTGAACTAAACCAGCTTAGTTATTGGTAAGGGGTGATAGATTATGTTGGTTAAAGATGAAACAAAGTATTGTTGGGTTGATGATGAAGTGGCTGGCGAACCGCAAGATAGCATTAAAATGGCTATCGCTGATTATGTAGATAACGAATACGACTACGGCGATTTTGGTGCATTAAGTCGAGAGGAGTTATTACAGACAGCGATAGAAGTCGGTCATCCATACAGATATGTGCCAGAGGTAGACGGTGAGCGTGTTATTTGGAATGTATGTGATTATAACTTAGATGATGAAATCGCTGAATGGTCAGATAATTACATGAAAGATGTTAAAAACGAACACGTGGACGAACTAAGTGAAGAACTAACAAAAGTATTCCAAGCATGGGAAAAACGTCATGGTTATGAGAACCGAGCGTGGGTGGTACAAGAAACAAAAACATATCGCATTGGAGATTATGTTGCGGAGGATAAATGCTAAGTAAAAAACGAAAGATGGTAATCACCATTGAGATACCTCTAAACGTGGACACACAAGAAGAGGCATCAAAACAAATGGAAATGATTGCAAAAGCAGATGCACGAACATTTGAAAATTTAGAAGAGATGATGCGTATCTATAAAGGCAGAATGTGTATTGAACAGAAGATATAAAGGAGAATTATGAATACAGTACAAATTTTAGGTAATTTAACACGTGATCCAGAAGTCCGTTATACGAATAGCGGAAAAGCCGTAGCCACATTTAATGTGGCAGCAAGCAATACTTTCACATCAAGCGATGGTGAAACAAAAGAACAAACTGCTTTCATCAACTGTGTAGCATGGGGAAAGCTAGCTGAAAGCATTGGTAATTTGCGTAAAGGCAATAGGGCGTTTGTTGAGGGTAGACTTCAAACACGTTCATACGAAACCACGGACGGACAAAAACGATATGTAACAGAAGTGGTAGCAAACTTTGTAGGTACATCACTAACGAATGATGAAACTGCATCAAGTAACTTTGATAGTTTTGAACAACCGCAAGATGAAAATATTCCGTTCTAAGAGGTGAGTAACATGGATGAATACAAAATTAGTGGATATGTAAAGATTGGCTTTTCCAAAGTTGTGAAATGTGAAAGTTATGTTGATGCAATGGAGAAAGCCCAAGAGATTTCATATAACGAAGATATTGATTTTAGTGAACTGAATGATTGGTATGACGATGTTGAAGTTGAAGAAATAGAAGAGCTGTAGGAGTGAGTATTAATATTGATGTACTGTGATTGATTAGAGGTGAGTGAAACAGAGGATGCATATATGGGGGTTATTTGATGATGGCAACGGCTGCTATCGTCAAGCAGTAGATGAATATAACGTGAATATGGGGGGGGCAGCACACGATCACATCAATAGGCATTGGTGATGCGTGTATCAACCAAGACCTTGCAGTTAATACGCTACATAAACCTAACGCACTATGGGAGCAGTTGGACTTGCTAGATAGACCAGATGTAATTCTAGCTAGTCCGCCCTGTGAAAGTTGGAGCGTGGCAAGTGCAATGAAAGGTGGTAACGCTTGCTGGAAACAAGAAAAGGATATGACTATAAATCTATTTGGTGAGTACGAACAAGGAAGTAAATTCACAATCAGAAATCACATTGATTATGAAAACTACCAATTCAAATATGATAAGTCATTCCTAACACGTATCAATGGTGAAATGTGCATCTATAATACATTGAAAATCATTGAGCGGTATAAGCCTAGGGTGTTCGTGATTGAAAACCCAGCATATGGGCGGATATGGGAATATATCAAAAACGTAATAGGGTTCGATGTACCTTATGAAAATCTAACCTATTACAATAACTATGGCTATCATGTTAAAAAGCCAACTAAATTTGCAAGCAATATAGACCTAAAGTTATTGAGTGAAAATATCTTATCAGGTGTTGATTTTAGGCGAGTGAATTGGGGCAAAGATAGATATAGTGCAAGGTCAAATATTCCGTTGGAGTTAGTGAAAGATATTTTAAAGAGGTGTGAAGATCATTGCCAATAAATAGCAAACAAAAAGGTGCTAGAGGTGAACGAATGTGGCGTGATGTATGTAGAGCCAATGGGTTCGATGAAGTACGGCGAACTGCACAATATTGCGGTAACACAGGTGATGCAAGCGACTGTGTAGGACTACCTAACATACATCAAGAGGTCAAATTCGTTGAAAACTTGAATGTACGTAAAGCATATGAACAAGCTGAACACGATGCAAAAAAAAGTGGCGATATGCCTATCGTGGCATGGAAGAAAAGCAATAAACCTTGGTTAGTAGTAATGAAAGCGGATGATTTTTTTAGAATATATAAGGAGAGTAAATGGAGCAATGGCGATTAATACAGCGACATATGGTATTCCTCATAACTGTAAGAATTGGCTAGCATTAGCATCGGTAGTGTGGGGAGACCTAGATATAAGCGAAGCTATACATATTGTTACTGACAGAGGAAAGGGATTACCTACGAAAAGAAGCATACAAGATGAATTTGCATTGACTGACAAGGTTATTGAATTGTGCAAGCAAGGGATGACAAATCGTCAAATCATGTCAGCGTTAAATATAACTAGCAACAAAGTAAATAGAGCGAAGAATTGGGGTGAATGGAATAGTGTTAGTAAAACGTGTGAGTGAGTATGCACAACTACCAACAAGGGGAAGTAAAGATGCAGCAGGGCTAGACCTGTATTGTCCGTTTCACATCAAAGTGCCTGCAGATAGTCAAAAGAAAATACCACTAGGTGTAGCGGTGGAAATACCAAAAGGGCATATGGGTTTACTTGTGCCACGAAGTAGCATGAGTAAAACACCATTAAGATGTGCCAATAGTGTAGGCATTATTGATGCTGACTATCGAGGTGAATTAAGCATTGCATATGAAAACATATCTTGTAGCGATTACATGATATTTAGAGGTGATCGCATCGCACAACTAATCATCGTTCCGATTAAATTAGTCGATGTAGTAGAAGTAGATGAGTTAAGTGAAACAGAACGTGGTGCTGGCGGATATGGCAGTACTGGTAAATAAGTTATCTAAAATAATTAACATAAAAGGAGAAATTAACATGAACAAAAAAATAGTAGTAGCAACAATGGCAGTAATGGCAGTAACAGGCAGCACATTTGCAAATGGTTTAGTGGTAGGTCAAGTAGAACCAAATACTACTGCACCAGTAGTTAGCGGTTATAATTCCGCTGCATTAGGTGTAAATACAGTAGTAACAGGAACAAGCACAATCGTTTTGGGTAGAGATAATAAAGTTAGCGGTAGCGATACAACAGTTATCGGTGCTAACAATGGCACAGTAAGTGCTAATCAAACAACAATTATCGGCTACAACAACAAAACAAATAGCAACCAAGAACAAGTAGTAATCGGTGTTAATTCCGAAACCGCTGGTCAAGGTGCAACAGTAGTTGGCACACATGGCAAGGCTACTGCCTGGGATGCATACGCTATTGGTAATAACACATTAGCGGATAAGAGCAACAGCGTGGCACTAGGCACTAATTCTGTAACAGATGACCCAGTACCAACACAACAAGTGGTATTGAATGGGGTTACTCATGTATTCGCAGGGGAAAACCCTCAATCTGTAGTGAGTGTTGGTTCTAAAGGTCGAGCAGGGTTTGGTGGTGTGAAATATTACAACCGCCAAATTACAAATGTAGCAGCTGGACAAGTTGATGCAGCATCTACCGATGCGGTAAATGGTAGTCAGCTATACGCTGCCTACGATGAAATCGCATCTATGGGTGCGAAACTAGCGAAACACGATAAAGACATTAAGTGCTTAAACATCCGTGTAGACCGCAATGTAAATAACATCAAGAATTTAACCGCTAAGGTGGATAACAATTACACAACGATTACTAACTCTATCAATGAAACAAACGAGCGTGTAGGGGCAAATTCTAAAGCCATTCAAGAAAACAGAACAGTAATCAATAATCACACAACGATCATTAATAACCACGAACAACAATTACAATCTCACGAACAAACTTTAGTAGACCATGCAAACGTATTGGAGAACCATGAAAATCGAATTGAAAGTTTGGAACGTGGCATGACACGAAATGTAGAACGTGAAATTGGTAAAGCTGGTGCAGCCAATGCAGCGTTATCCGCATTGCACTATCTTGGTTATAACAAAGACGATAAAATGACATTCTCCGTTGGTTATGGTCATTACAAAGGACATAGCGCAGTAGCACTTGGTGGTTTCTATGCACCAAATGAACACGTAATGTTTAGTGTAGGTGGTACTTTGGGTAGTGAGAAAATGGTAAATGCTAGTGTGAACTTCCGATTAGGTAAAGGTTCTGAATACGAGTTGAACCACAAAGGCGAAATTAAAGAACTTGAAACTTTGGTTACTCAATTAGTAGCAGAAGTCGAAGAGTTGAAAGCGAGTAAATAATGAATGAGATTGAACGAGATATAGAAAGAAGAAAGATTGAATGTGAAATCGCAAGGTTCGAAAATGAACGTAGAATATCAAGACTTGCAATGGCAAAACATTTAGCAATGCTTGATGCAGAACGAAAGTGTAGAAATGATACTTTGTTTTCGATTATCTCAACAGGTGTATTGGTATGGTCTATTGTGTTGTTGATTTGTATAACAATCATGATGTTTTTACCATTGTTTAAGTAAAGGATATGGGCGGTGAAATATCCGCCCTATCATAAGAGGTGAGCGTGAGAAGAGTTGATTTTGATTTATTAGCTAGTGCATTAACAATAGTTATAGCTGATACGATAATCAAACCTAAAATTGAAGTTAATGATGGTAGTATAAAAATCATATATGAGTTTTCTGGTTTTACTATTACAGAGTTATCAACAATATTTGAGATTGAACAATGTTTTAGATTAGATTTCTTTGTTGAAAAAGTTACTCTTAAAATAAAACACCAAATCTACAACTCTATGTCAGAAAGGTATATTGTTAGATGACAAACTATAGCGGTTACGTTGAACACTCCGATTTTTACATAGCACCTCAAGGCTATCAAGATGCGTTTAGTTTCTTGTGCCAGCTTGCGGTAGAGAGTGAAGAGAATACATTTTACATCGGTAAAGTTGTAGATAATGGATATGATTTTGACTTGGAAGATGAAGTGATGTTTGTTTGGAATGAAGAAAACGGAGATTGGGTGAGCGATTGATTGGAGATAGAAATTTTTTCAATAACAATAAATTCGCAATAGACATTAATGGTGAAGTATGTAAACCAACCATAAAAGAGGATGTGTGTAAGTGTATCTTCTTCTATAAACACAAAGAAAAGTGGGTTAGATTTGAGTGTTTGTTGTGTGGTATTGAAAATGCAACTGATGAAAAGGTGGAAAGTATCAAACGATTTGCCAAAGGGTTCTTTATAAAGGAGAGTGAAAAAAGTATGATCACAGATGAACAAGGTAGAGAGTGGTTACTTCAAAAGCTATATGATGAAGGCTGGAAATATTATGTTAAGAATGTAGGTAATACTGCATTTGTAACAACAAAAAGACCAGTTATGAATGACGGTATATTAGATATAAATAGTGGCGGTCATGTAAAGTGTATTAATAACATAAGCAAAATAATGCCTAAAATAGAGCGTAATGAAGTGTTAGACATTGCAGAAGAATTAGGTATTGTTGATTGGTCGAAAGTAGAAGTTGATACACCGATTTTTGTAAGAAATAGCATTGCCGAAGTGTGGAAGTGTAGGTATTTTGCCGAATATGAAGATGGAAAAGTGTATACGTGGCGTGATGGAAAGACATCTTGGAGCAATGTAGTGTCTGATAGACCTGTTGCCTGGGGGTATGCTGAACTAGCGTTTAAAGGGTGAGGTGAAGTGTTTGGGAGAATATGACGAAAAGAAACTAATAGAAATGGCGGTAGAGTACCTACAACCTGTTAAGTTAATTGATGTACAGATTGCATCTATCAAGGAAGAAATCAATCAGTTAAGAGCAAATCTTACATCTATAGGTGCTATTGATTATTCAAAAGACCGAGTAACAGGCGGTGGAACTCCGCAAGGGTTAGAGGGTAGCGTAGCTAGATTTCTTGATACAGTCGAAGAACGTGATAAGCGTATTGATGAGTTATCAAAGTTAAAATGCGATGCGATCAATAAGATAGATGCACTAGATGAAAAGCTAGGGGCAATTATCTTGCGGTATGAGTTTGTACTAAATAACACAACCGAAGATGCATATAAAATGATTGGGTGTTATTCAACAAAACAGGCGAAACGATATAAACAAAAAGCCTTATTGGAGTTCGGAAAAAACTTGTCCTATAATGTCCGTAAATGTCCTTAATTGTCCATATACCTATAGTTTGCTATTAGGTATAATATATATGTAGAAGTTGCCACTAAGCGACTACTACTCACTCTTTCCTTAGGACAAATCAAAACACAACAACAAGCACGCCCATATAAGAGCGTGCCTTTGTTGTAATGGGCGAAATGGAACGTATAGCGCTAACGGTCGCAGAGTAGCAGCGCAACCATAATTGATTACTAAGGAAACAACACTATACTTTTTTCTAATTTCAATCTGAAAGTATGTGTTAAGACAAAAACTTTATATGTAAATTTACTGCTAACTGATAAGGGTGGGTCGAATATCCTCACAATATATAGCTTATACATTATTAACCTTAAAGATATGAACCTGCCCTAATTGGTTATACACATTGAATACTGACAACTAGCAGCCTCCAATAGAAACTTATTCAGATTCTTGTTGTTACTTAACCTAACACGATTACGATCCATCAAATTGTTAGTTGTTGGTATTGAGTGTGTAATTGATTATTGAAAACTAGGTGTGTTTCTCTTTTCCAACTTTGTAATTTTCTTATTCATAGTTGAACCTCAGAAAATAGTATAAATTGTCATATCATCAACGCACCTAGTTTTGAGTGATTATTGAAAACTGGAGTTATATTTGTTTCCTAGGTACTTAACACACGATATAGAGTTTTAGAAGAAATGCTAATTCCTATGTGTTACATCGACAAGAGAGCGATGGTATAGCTTCGGTTTTGAATAATTAACACAATGAAACAGAATAAATTTATCACAAAATGGGGTATATCCACGGCGATATACTCCATTTCTTGCATAAATCTATCATAAAGGGGAGATTATGACAGAGGTCAGGTGTTGTAAAGGTAAATGCTTAAACAACAAAAAGGGAGTGTGTACCGCAAGCGTGATAGAATACGATGGTTTATGTCAAACATACATAACCTGTGGCGGTGCAAGTAAAGGTAATTACGGCTTATGTGTTAGATCACATGGGAAATTAAAAAGGAAAGGTGGCGAAGTACTGAAATGATTAAAGCAATTAAACAATTCATTGAAGATAGAAAGCTATTCAAACAAGCAGCTAAGAACTTAAACGATAAAGAACTGCAAGCTAAAGCAAAATACGCATATGAGCATCGTGGCGACAATATGATTACACTCATTGATGGTTTAGCTATCTTATGTGCGGTACTAATCTTGATTGGTATTGTGTGGTGTTGGATGTGAATTATCAACCAACGATAAAGAAATTATTAAACGCATTACGGATGAATGGTAGACGATATACACTTGATGTAAGGCAATCATGGAGTAAATACGATAAGCCTTGCAAGGTATATATTGTCAGTCGGATGTATAACGAAGAGGAATATAAATTAACATTTCCTCACAAATATAAAAAAGGCAAGACATTTAAACCTAAACAACTCTATAAAAAAGAAAGTGAGTATAGCAGTACTAAGCAACATGAAGTACTGCTATTTTTAGTTAAGACATATAAAGGTGGTGAGTAACATTGACGAATATAGAAGAATTAGCACAAAAACTAACTAAGAAAGAACGCATATTCGCCGATGAATACGTTAAGACCACCAACGGAACACAAAGTGCAATTACAGCTGGATATTCAGAAAAGACAGCAAGAAGTAAAGGAAGCCAATTATTAACAAAAATAAACGTGCGCCAATATATAGATGCAATTATGAACGAACGCAGTAAAAACACAATCGCAACTGCTGATGAAGTGTTGGAATATCTTACTAGCGTTGTACGTGGTGAAGAAAAAGATGCATTTGGTTTGGATGTATCTGTAGCAGATAGAACTAAGGCAGCAGAACTCTTAGGCAAAAGATATATGTTGTTTGCTGACAAAGTTAAATTGGATGCAGAAATAGAGATTGATATATCCGACCGAATGAAACGAGCAAGGGTGAAGTCCGATGAAATACAACAAGGCACAACTGATTGATGCGTTGGGTTCGTTCACTCATGATCCATTAGGCTTTGTTTATTTCGCATTCCCTTGGGGAGAAAAAGGAACGCCGCTTGAAAACTTTGATGGGCCTGACGAATGGCAAGTAAAGACTTTCAAGAAAATAGGTGAAGAACTACGTAAGGGTAAGACCTTGGCCAAAGCAATACAAATTGCAGTTGCATCTGGTCATGGTATTGGTAAATCAGCCTTTTCTTCATTGTTGATACTATTCGCTATTGCTACACACGAGAATACACGAGGGGTAGTTACTGCTAATACTGATACACAGTTAAAGTCTAAGACTTGGGCGGAACTTAACAAATGGTACAACTTGTTTATAGGCAAAGAATTATTCACCTACACCGCTACTGCCTTATTTAGTGCTGATAAACAGTATGAGAAAACATGGCGGATAGATGCTATTCCGTGGAGTGAAAGTAACCCAGAGGCGTTCGCTGGCTTGCATAATCAAGGTAACCGAATACTTATCATATTTGATGAGGCATCCGCAATATCCGATAAGATATGGGAAGTAACAGAGGGTGCATTAACAGATAAAGAAACGGAAATCATATGGTGTGTGTTTGGTAACCCTACACGTAATAGTGGTAGGTTTAGAGAATGTTTCAGAAAACATCGTAACTATTGGACTACATACCAAATAGATAGCCGTACTGTTAAAATCTCAAACAAAGCCAAGCTGCAAGAATGGGTTGATATTCATGGTGAGGATAGCGACTTTGTAAAGGTTCGTGTTAGAGGGTTATTCCCTAGTGCATCCGATACGCAGTTTATATCCGCATCAATCGTAGACGAGGCACAAAGGCGAATTTACAAGCCTAATGACTTTAGTAATCTGCCGACAATTATCGGCGTAGATCCAGCGTGGACTGGTGGCGATACGCTAGAAATCGTTATGCGACAAGGCTATTCTATGAAATGTTTAGCCACAATAGAAAAGAATGACGATGATATGCGTATGGCTAACCTCATTGCACAATTTGAGGATGAGTACAAAGCAGATGCGGTGTTCATTGACCAAGGCTACGGAACTGGTATTTATAGTATCGGTAAATCAATGGGTAGACGATGGCGGTTAGTTGCCTTTGGTGGTGCTAGTCCTAATAATATGTACCTTAATATGCGTGCGTATATGTGGGGAGAAATGAAAGACTGGCTAAAAGAGGGTGGTTCTATTCCACCTAATGACCAAGGGTTATATGACGATTTAACAAGTCCAGAGGCTATCATCGATAAGAATGGACGAATACAACTTGAAAGCAAGAAAGATATGAAAGAGCGTGGCTTACCATCTCCGAATAAAGGCGATGCATTAGCCTTGACCTTTGCGTTCAGGGTCAATAAAAAAGTGAATGTAGGGAGTAGGGTTCATGCGAACACAGAGTATGATCCATTTAAACGAGATAAGGGGTGATTTAATGTGCATGAAAAATAAGATGCCTGATACACCAATGCCAGCACCAGCACCAACTGTACAAACAGATGATGCCACTACAACAACTGGTGAGGAATGGTTCGCTAAAAAGCGTAAGGGTAAACGTGGTTATGAAAGTACAATTCTATCCGCTGCACCAACAGGCACTAAGAACACATTAGGGGGTTAGATATGCAAGGTACTATTTTATCCACGCTTGCTAGACAACCGACTAACCAACTACCACAGAAAAAAGACTATAGCAAAATCAAAGCGAAGTTTAAGTCTATGTTCGATAATCGTCAGAAGTACATATCTAGGTGGAAAGATATTCGAGATTATCAACTACCTTTCCTTGGTGTGTTTGACGATGAGCAAGACCAATCGAAAGTCTACACCGACAAAATTAATAATGGTGTAGCTTGGGAAAGTTGCCAGATATTCGCTAGTGGTGTAATGAGTGGCATGACACCGCCAAGCCGTAAATGGTTTAAACTCACATTAGAGAATGTTGAACTAGCTGCTAATAGTAAAGTGGCGGATGTGTTAGACGATAGGGAACAGATATTATATGCAGTATTTGCTAAGTCTAATTTCTATAACACAGTACATCAAACCTATATGGAGTTGCCTTTTGGTCAATCTCCTATGTCAATCATGCCAGATGCAAAAGTAGGTGTGAGGTTCACATCTTACCCAATCGGTACATACGCATTAGAGTGTGGCAGTAATGGTGATGTAAATACATTTGGTCGCAAGTATCGAATGACTGCTGACCAGTTAGTGGAAGAGTTTGGTTATGATGCTTGCCCTGATAAAGTTAAACGTGCTTATGATGAGGGCAAGGGTAACGCAAGTACATTTATTGTGTGTTGGTTTGTATTGCCTAATAAAGACCGTAACGGAAAACTAGGCAACAAAAATATGCCTTATTCATCTATCTATTGGTGTGAGGATAGCAACACAGATGAAATCTTGCGGCATAGTGGCTTTGAGGAATGGGCAATACCAATCGCAAGACACACTACACATGATCTAAGCGGTTATGGTAAAGGGTGTGCATGGTTCGCACAATCAGATGCACAGATGTTACAACTTTTAGAAAAGGACTTAGTAACGGCTATTGAACTTGGTATTAAACCACCTATGAGTGCATCATCTGGTGTAATCGGTAGTGTAAATCTATTCCCTGGCGGTGTAACGGAAGTAGACACCAACGAAAAAGTAGAACCAATCTTCAATGTAGGCATTGATGTTGCGAACGTACAAGCTAAGATACAGTTTGTATCCGAAAGCATCAAACGTGCTTATAGTGCTGACTTATTCTTGATGCTTGATAACTTAGATGCAGGACAAATGACTGCACGTGAGGTTATGGAACGTACACAAGAAAAGATGCAACAATTAGGTCCTGTAGTTGAACGTTTGCAAAGTGAGTTTTTGAACCCAATTATTGAACGTACTTATGGCATCTTGGATAGGGCTGGAATATTTCCACCGATTGACGATGAAGTAGCGGAAATGCTGAATGGCTTAGATGTGAAAATCGAATACATTTCTCCGTTAGCACAAGCGCAGAAAATGTCATCCTTGGTTAATATTGAACAGTACTATGCATTCATTATGTCATTAGCACAGGGTAATGCTAACATCGTTCAGAAATTCAACTTTGAAGAGGCAGCGGACATTTACGGCGTTAATCTTGGTGTACCGATTAAAGTTATTCGTTCCAATGATGAGTACAAAGCAATCATGGCGGAACAACAACAAGCACAACAAGAGGAACAAGAGCAAGCACAAGCATTACAAATGGCACAATTAGCACCTCAAATGGCTGGTGCTGCTAAACAAGCAACAGATGCAGCCAATGACGGAAACCCAGTAATGCAACAGTTAATGGGTATGGGGGTGTAGATGAGTAAAACAAAACAAGATTATATTCGTGATCGTGATATTGATGCACTTAACCACGTACTAAGTACTGAACTTGGTAGGTGGTTTTTTTGTAGGCTTTTAGACCGCACCGACATATTGAAACAATCGTTTACTGGTAATTCTGAAACATTCTTCAATGAGGGGAAACGGAAAGTAGGTTTAGCATACATGAATATGCTAGGTCAAATCGGTGATGGTGTAGAGGGTGTAAAGAAATATCATCAAGCACAATTGGAATATATCGAACAACAAAAACTATTTGAGGCATTAATAGAGAAAGGTGAATAAACCACATGGCAGAAGAATTAGAACAAGGCACGAATATTGACACAGGTAGTGCGGAAAGTGGTACACCACAAGACACGAATACACAAGACCAACAACAAGACACAATCTTAGGTGGCGGTACTGACACAAGCGGTAACCAAGAACCACCTGCAGAACCTATTGTGTATGACTTCACGAAAGCGTTTGATAGCGGTCAAGTAGACCAATCAATCGCAGATGAGTTTTCTAAAATGCTTAATGGTGTAGGTGCTACGCAAGAGCAAGCAGTAGAGTTAGCTAAATTTGGTAACAAGTATGCTACAGACCTTGTAACTGCTTATGAAACACAAAAGCAACAAGCATTAGCCGAACAATACGAAAGCTACAAAGAAAACGCAATTAAAGAATTAGGAAATAAATTTGATGAAACTGTAGCTAAAGCAGGTGCAGGTATTGAGTTGATTGAAAAAACAATTCCTAATATTCGTGAAATTCTAGCTGAAAACGGCTTAGGTAATCGTATCGAAGTTATCCGTGTGTTTGAAAAAATCGCTGATATGGCTGCAGAAGATAGTAACGCAGGTGGTGGTCAACCAACTGGTGGCACGCAGTCAGAAGATGCAATCAGACGCAATCTTTATCCGAGTATGTTCAAAAAATAAAAGGAGAAAATAATTTATGGCTACAATCGGAACACAAAACCCTACTTTAATTGATTTGCAAAAGCGTATGGATCCTAACGGAAAAATCGCACAAATCATTGAACAATTAAACCAATCTAACGAAATCATTCAAGATATGACAATGATTGAATGTAACGATGGTACATCTAATAAAACAACAGTACGTACTGGCTTGCCAGATGCTACATGGCGTATGCTTTATGGCGGTGTACAACCATCTAAATCTACTACAAAACAAATCACAGATACTTGTGGTATGTTAGAGGCTTACTCCGAAGTAGATAAAGACTTGGTTAAACTTTCCAATGACCCTGTAGCGTTCCGTGCTACAGAAGATAGTGCATTTGTAGAGGCTATGGGTCAAGAAATCGCACGTACACTTTTCTATGGTGATGAAACAACACCTGAAAAATTCATTGGTTTGTCCGCACGTTTTAACACATTAGACCCTAAGAAAGCTGATAGCGCTAAAAATATTATTGATGCAGGCGGTACTGCTAACCTTGCATCCATGTGGCTTGTAGGTTGGAGTCCACTTACAGTACATGGTATCTATCCACGTGGTAGTGAGGCAGGCTTGCAACAAGAAGATTTGGGCGAAGTAACAATCACTAAGCCTGATGGTTCTATGTTCCAAGGTTACCGCACTCACTTTAAACAAAACATTGGTTTAGCAGTACGTGATTGGCGCTATGTAGTGCGTATCGCTAACATCGATATGAAAGCTATTAAGGAAGATATTTCCGCAGGTCCTAACTTGATTAACTTAATGATCCGTGCAGAAGAAAGAATGCAATCTCTTACTGGCTGCCGTCCTGTTTGGTACATGAACCAAGAATTGCGTACATTCTTACGTTTGCAAAAGAACAAAGTACATGGTTCTACAATCACAGAAGAAATGGAAATGGGCAAAATGGTTACACGTGCTAATGGTATTCCAGTACGTAAAATCGATGCATTGCTTTCCACAGAAGCACGAGTTACTGCTTAATTAATAGGGGGATAAACATATATGATTATTGATACTCAAAATACTTTCTTTTGGAAAAAAGATATTACAGCAAACACAAACTCCGATGTAATTATGAATGGTAATGGTGGCGATGCTGACCCTAACTTATTCCTTGTAATTCGCATCGACAAAACAGCAACTGGTACACCTTTGTTTAATGTTTACACTTCTGATACTGACAACATGGCTAATGCGGTATTGTTGCATGGCATTACAATGGTAGCGAATGCACCAGCTGGTACAGAATACAAAGTACGTTTGGCTAATGGCGGTAAGAAATACATCCGCATCAACGCCAATAATATGACTGGCGGTACTATCTCCGCATTCTTAACAAGTGGCATTAACATTAAATAAGGTGGCTAATATGGAATACGTTGCAAAAGTAACCCTTTATCACAATACAAAGGGTTTAATTGAAGAGGGAACAACAGTTGAATTTACAAAAGAAGAAGTAGCCGAATACGATAAAGACTACTTCAAAGACTTGTTTGAAACTGTTGGTGCAGAAGAAGTCGCAGAAGTAGAACCTACAGAAGAAACTGTAGAGTCTACAGAAGAAAAACCAAAGGCGAAAACCAAAGGTAAAAAAGCGGAAGAAACTGCTGAATAATTGAACGAGGGGGTATTTTGCCCCCTCTTTTTTTATAGAAAGGTGGAAATATGACACCTACTGATATTTGCAATCAAGCATTATCGCTTATCAATGCAGGTCGAATACGTTCCATGACGGAAGAAACAGAACCTGCTAGACAATGCAGATTACATTATGATCTAACACGGCAAGTATTGTTAGAACAGTTTGAATGGAATTTTGCACGTAAGCGTGAACGAGCGGTATTGTCAGAACACAAGATTGATGGTTGGGGTTATGTGTATGCATACCCTGAAAAGTGTGTTCGTATACTTGCGGTAATTCCACAAGGCGAACGATACCGAGCAGAAAAGCAACGAGAATATGATGTATATTTGACTGATAACAATACAAAGTACATCGTATCTGATGTACCACTCATGCACATTGATTATGTGTACGATGTAACCGATGCAGATGTAATGAACCCTATATTCGTTAAAGCGTTGGTGTGTAAGATGGCATCTGACTTAGCTATGCCACTAACTGGCAATAGCGGTTTATTTGACCAAGCGTACAAGCTATATCAAGCAGCATTACAAGAGGCAAAATCTATGAGTGCTAAAGAGCGTAGATTAGATATGCCTTATGTGTCTAGTTATCTGAAAGCAAGGAGTTGGTGATATGCAACCTATGTACATAGGTCAAGTGGCATTTACTACTGGGGAAGTATCGCCAGATGTATCTAGTCGATTTGACTTAGAACAATATAAAAGTGCATTACTACTTGCTGAAAATGCGGTGATTAGACCTTATGGAGCGGTAGCACGTAGGCAAGGTTCACAGTTTATCGGATATGCTAAATACCATGATAAGCCTGTTAGACTGTTTGAATTTACTACGAACAAGAACCAATCATTCATGCTTGAGTTTGGTGAAAGATACGTTAGGGTATGGCGAAATGGTGTATATACAAATGTTGAAGTAGAAACACCATTTGAGGCGGACATTGTAGGCGAATTAAACTGCATCCAAAGTGGCGATGTAATGTTCATCTGTAGTGGCAAGTACCCTATCCAAACGCTATCACGATATAGTGATACTGATTGGCGAATGAGTGCGTACAAACTAACCGAGCAACCTTACGATGATATTAATACCGATAATGGGCATACGTTGACTGTTAGCGGTGATACAATCACATCGACTAAAGATTTATTCACATCTGATATGGTAGGTAGTGTTATTCAGATTGCTTATTATGTTGAGGCGGTACACACTAAATCAGCTGGCGAAGTAGTCGAAAAGAGAGTGCATAGAGGTTTATTACCTCTACTTATAGAAAAGACCTACAATAACATCAATTATAATGTTGAAAACTACAGTACCGATACAGAACTATCATGGAAATTCACCACTCATGGCACGTGGGAGGGAACAGTAAAAATACAGATTTCTAACAACGACGGACAGACTTGGAAAGACTACAGAACGTACACATCTAAGAATGACTACAACGTAACCGATACAGGTAAGATAGAGGCTGGTGCAAGGCTTAAATACATATCAGATATTAAGAGCGGTTCTGTGAATTGCGACTTATCCATTATGCCATTCACTCAATATGGTATCGTTGAGATTAAAAGCGTAACCAATGCTAAGAGTGCAAAGGTTAATGTTCTGAATGGTATTAAAGAGGGTGAGCCTAGTTACCAATGGAAGTTGGGGAGTTGGAATATAGGTAGAGGTTATCCTAAGTTGTGTACGTTTTATCAAGACCGATTTGTAGTGGCTGCTACGGATAGTAAACCTAACTTTATATGGTTTAGCCGTACTGGTGATTATCCTAATTTTGGTGTTGAAAAGGTAGGCGGTACTATCACAGATGATAGCGCAATCACATTACCAGTAATCAACCGCAAGATGTATGAAATTAGACACCTTGTACCAGCTAATGACTTAATCGTATTGACTAGCGGTAATGAATGGATAGTCGATGGGAGTAAGACTATTACACCTACTAACTGCTATTTGAAAACACAAACACAACGTGGTGCATTGAAATGTGAACCACAGTTTATTGGTAACCGATGCGTATTCGTTCAAGAACGTGGCGGAACTGTTCGTGATATGGGTTACTCTTATGAGAGCGACAACTACACAGGACAAGACCTTACATTGTTTGTTAAAACATTAGTTAAAGGTCATGTAGCGGTTACAAGTGCATATGCACAAGACCCAGACTCTATCATCTACTATGTAAGGGATGATGGACAACTCAACTGTTTAACTTATATACCTGAACAAAAGGTGTATGGGTGGTCGCACTTTGTAACGAATGGTAAATACAGATATGTAGAGAGCGTGGCAGAGGGCGAACAAGACACAATCTATTTTGTGGTAGATCGTGTTATCAACAAGAAGAATGTGAAATGTATTGAACGTAGTATTCCGTTGTACACAGAAGATAACTCCGATGTGTTCCTAGATTGCTATGTTAAAGTGGCTAATTCGATTAAGACTGATTACATCAACGCACCTCATCTAGTAGGGCAAATGGTAGACATAGTAGTTGATGGACAACAGATGCCATCTAGGGAAGTACCACCTACTGGGGTTATTAAATTGGATGGTAAAGCGAATGTAATTACTGTTGGTTTACCTTATACAACTAAAATCAAAATACCTAGCGTAGAGCAACAAATTAATGATGGAACACTACAATGCAGATTGGTAACTATATCACGAGTTGCGTTGCGGTTATATCGTTCATATGGCGGTAGTGTTGGTAGAACATTTGATGATGTAGATGATTTGATTTTAAAACCTAAAACGCTATTTACTGGCGATACTGTAATAGTGTTACCAAAGATAGCAACTAGCGTTAATACAAATACAGAAATTTGCATAAAACACTCAAAACCTTTCCCATTTAACCTATTAGCGGTTACAAGAGAGGTAGAAATTGGTGGTGGTTTCCCAAATGTTCATGGAATGTAAAATTAGCCGTTCTAAGCACGTTTCGTTAATTCGTGAGTTATACATCAACTTACGAGAGATAGATGCCTTAGAGGTTAAATATATCAATCGAAAAAATTCAAACTATAGCGAAAATGACTTTGTAAACGATATTCTTGGGGAAGATTATCAAAGTCGCATTGTTATTGATAATGACAAGCCATTGTGTGTGTATGGGGTGTCAAACACATCACTAAATGGGATGCATTGCATTTACTTTTTAGGGAGTAAAGATTTTGAACGTAGTTTAACACTACAAAAACAATTTTTGAGAGTTAGTAGAAATATCATTGGGGAATGGCTACAAACTAGGGAAGTACTTTTTAACTATATACATAAAGAAAATCACCGCACCATTAGATGGCTAAAATCTTTAGGTGCGGTTATTCATTACGATATTAACGATAGGGATATGGTTTTATTCACATTGAGAAAGGGGGGATGCGAATGTGTAACCCTATTGCATTAACTGCAGCGAGTATGGTTGGTACGTTGTTTACTCAACACCAACAAGGTAAAGCACAAGCTGCAATGTATAACCAACAAGCAAGGGTGGCAGAGGCTAACGCACGTATTAGTGATCGCAAGCAAGAACAGATTGCAGACCAAGCCTTGCAAGAGCGAGATAAAATGTCCGATAAGATGCGACTTATCCAAGGGCAGAATACGGCAGAAACTGGTGCTGGTGGCTTGATGATGGCTGGTACACCATTACAACTTATGGCATCTAGCTATGACGAATATAACAAAGACATTCAGAATTGGGAAAGTAACAAGAATAACAGTATCTATAATGAATATCTTAACGGCATGAACTACCGCAACGAGGCAAGCACCGCACGTGCAGCAGCAAGTAATGCTAAGAAACAAACTAGAATGGCTATGCTAGGTACGATATTAAGTGGTGCATCTAGTATCTATGGACTTAAAGGGCAATATGCTAGTAAGGGTGCAAGTACTGGTACTAACTACTACACACCAGTTAGTGATGCACTAGAGGCTGCTGGTATGCCTAAAATGAAATTCGTAACCAAAGGTACTATTAGAAATAATAGGTGGGGTATCTAATGAAGTTAATAGGCTATGATAGTAACCAACGCTTAAACACAATTAATGGTAGTGTACAAGCTAACGTAAATGAAATGGCTTATGGTGGTAACACAAGTGGCTTAAATGCTATGACCAAAGCATTGCAAGATGCGACTAACACATGGATAGAAATCGACAAACGAAAAGATTATATCGATGTAACAAATGCCATCAACGAATTTAATAATAGCACTAACAAATTACTTAACGATGATAAAGATGGGTTGATGATTCGTAAAGGTATGAATGCTCAATCTATATTGCCTGACTATAACGCTGGTGTGGAAAAAATACAAAAGGATATATTAGATAAATATAAATTCAGAACCAATGATGCTATCAATGCCTTTAATAAAGCCGTCGAAACATCTAAAACAACTGATTACAATAACATATCCAAATATTCGAGAGGTCAGTATGAAACCGCATTAAGTATAGCCACACAAAATCAAATTACCAATCTAAGAGATTCCGCTATTCGTTCAGATAACATGGCTGACCAAATGAAAACTATTTCTTTAATGGGTGATTTGTATCGGTCTACAGGTAAAGAGTTAGGGTTAGATGATGAACAAATTAACGAAAAAATTCGTGCTAATACAGACCAAACTGGTAAAAGTTTACTTGATAGATCTATTGCGGAAAACGATTCAACCAAAGTTGAAAACCTAATAACTTCATTAAGTGGTGTTGTTAGTGAAGATGTATTAACGCCATATAAAAAAATGTCCAGTCAGATGAATATTAACAAATTAGTCAATGATGATAATACATATGCTAAGTTGTATCAGATGTATGGACACGATTTAAATACAGGCATGAGTAGTGCTGCCATGTATGTTAGAGCCAAGATGGAAACTCAAAACGAGGAAGCATTAAAAAGTGGTGCTGGTGCTGACACACATTTGTGGGGAATTGCGCAGTATATATCTAAAAAATATGGATATAACGCTGAAATGGTGTACCGCCAACTTTATCACGAAACAGGTGGTAGTGCTAACTTTGGTAAGCTACAAACAGAAAACAGAAATTATGCTGGACTAACACAAGCTGAACCGAATGGCGAAGAAAACCGACAACAAGATGGCGGCACTAATTATTACAAAGTATATAAGACGGATGAAGATTTTGCAGATGATTATGTACAAAGTTTTTTAAGGCATTATGACGGCTTGAAAGATGTTAATGATGTAGATACATGGGCGCATATTTTAAAGGCAAATTCTTATTATACTGATTCTGAGTCTAACTATTCAGCAGGTATGAAAAACGCACCAATGGCTAGTGGTGGTAGCCCTAAGTATTCAGAAGATCAAATCAAGAAAGCTGAAGATGAGGCTAAAACCGCTTATAAAAATTATTACACGCTACAAGAACAAACTAGAAAAATTGCCATTAATGATCGCTTGCAAGCAGGTCAAACAATCTTAAACCAAAAGATAGCTAATGGTGATGTAAGCGGTGCATTCCAATACGCACAGGTTCAACTAGCAGGTGCAACTACTCCAGAAGAGCAAGAATATTGGAGTGGTAAAATGGCGAGCGAAAGACCTAAGCTGGATAGAATTTATGAAAAAAGTTTGAAGATGACGGCACAAGAAAAATGGGGCATCAAGCAGTATGCAAAATCTCATACATATGAACAAACACGAGCATATGCAGAGCGTGTTTTGCCTAATAAAATCATGGATGATGAACTTGATGCATCATTACTAGAAATTGATGATAACAACAAGAAAGCTAGCAACATTGATTTAACACCATATGAATATAAACTTGCTACAGTTATGCCAGAAGATAAAACATTGGCTGGTAGCTTTAAATATGGTGTTAAACAAGAAATGGCTGGTCGCATTGAGGAATTTAAAATCAAACATCATAGACCGCCTACAGATGCTGAAAAAGATGAAATTTTTGATGCTGCAGTAGCGACAAGCACATTGCGTAGTACAAGTAAACCATACTTTGGAGATGGAGATGATTATTCATCTACAATAAGTGGCGCAAGTAATCAAGCATTAGGTATTGTACACGCTGAACCAGTAGGCAATCACTATATCCGAGTAACATATAGAGATGGCTCAACTAAAGATATTTACGAATCAGAATACAATGCATTACAACGGAGATACACAAATGGCTGATATTAATCAAAAAGAGCGTGAGGAGTTTCAAGCGTTAATACGTGGACATGGAGAAAGTCCACGTTCCTTTACTGCTAGCGCTGGTGTACAGTCTAGTCCTGTAGGTGGTTTAACACCTATAGGGCAGGCTATTGGCACAGGAATAGATACTGTATCAAGCATTGCTAAAAACACGGCAGATGCATTATCTACAATAGCTAACACGCCTATCAATGTTAAAAATGCAGATGGAAGTGAAACAGTTTCACCATTTGGACAACAAGCTAATCTGTTTCAAGCGATAGGTCAGTTAGGACAATCATTGCCTAATGCTTTACCTGCTGGCTTTGTTAGTAATACAGACCGATTGTTTTTATATAACAACGAACAATTACGTGCTAATGAAGCATTGCGTATTGCTAAGACTTTAAACATTGGCGCAGATACTGTTATGTTTGGCGATGATAGAGCCTTTGAACGTGCTGATTATTTATCAAGGCGTGTAGAACGAGGTCAAGTTTTACAAGATATTTATGATGAGTTTCCAGAACTCTACAAGGTAAAATACAGCTCACAAGCTGAGGGTATTCAAGCCTTAAATAATCTTGAATCGATAAGAAATACAAAAGGTGTATTCGATGCGATGCAACAAAGTATTTGGGCGATGAATGACCAAATGAAGTTGGGCGATGTTGGTTATGAGTTGGCACGTGAAACTGATCCACAAAAGATTAGCGAATTAACCGATGAAGTCAATCGATTACAAAACAACTTACAAAGTTATAGAAGACCAGATGGCGGAAGTCCATTAGAAGAGGTACTTGGTGCAACATCTGGTCAAGGCTACATGATGGCTAAACAAGGTGGTGTAGGTGCAGTTGCAGGTGCAGCCGTTGGTGCATTAGTTGGTGGCTTGGCTACAGAGGGTGTAGGTGTC